TGTTCTTTCCGGCTTCGGAATTCTTTCCCACAGAATTTATGGCATTGCTGAGGCTGGCACCGCCGATAACACCACCGGCAATGATGGCTGCAATCGCCGCGAGGGGCGCGTAGGCCGCCGCCGCTAATCCCGCGGTGGCTCCTAAAGCGCCATTTAAACCTATGATCGCGGTGGTTACCGCAGCAATACCGGTGATGCCCTGCCATGCCACGAACGCCACAACGACCGCTTGGATAGCGCCGGGGTGTTCTTTCAGATATCCGAGGATGCTTCCGAGGACACCGACCAATCCTCGAGCAGCGTCGGCGGCTGAGGTGAAGAACGCCCGGATTTGTTCTTTGTTGGCGTTGATCCACGCACCGAGTTCGTTGAGCTTCGTGGTGATGGTGGTGATGGACTCTTTCATGCCCTGCGCCGGATCGCCGGAACCGCCGAACAGTGCGGTGAGGAAGTTAGCGCCCACCCGGGCAACCGCGGTCTGCATGTTCATAATGGCGCCCTGCAAGGTGTTACCCAAGCCTTGCGCCATGCCGGCGGCGTTGTCGTTGATGCTCTGTTGCAGCATCGCCATCGTGATTTCGCCCTTGGCCAGCAAGGCGTCAAAGTCTTGGCCGCTGGCGGTGACTGATGCGCGAATCCACGACGTTGCCGGGAATCGGGTGTCCAGTCGTGCTAACGCTTCCCCGCTGACATTGCCTTTGTTGACGATGTCTTGGAACACGTCACCGATTTCGGCCATGCTGGTGCCGCCGATAGCGGCGGCGTCAGCGACCGACGTCATGTAGCCCTTGACGTCTTTCACCCCGGCGCCGATAGCGCCGACCGCGGTGCCAAAAGCCTCATCCAAGGAGAATGGGGTTCCGCTGACAACGTCGGTGACATCTTGGACGGCCTGCTTCACGTCGACCATCGGCCTGCCGAACTTCGCGGCAGCTTTGTTCAACGATTCAAGTTTGTTTTTTGCGGTGTCTAACGCGACAAGCCGGTCGAAACCTTTAGTGAGGGACAAACCGATTCCGGCAATAGCCAGCCCGGCCCCGGCGGTCAAACCCGAGGAGAGGGCTTTACCGGCGACCATGCCAATGTTGTTCATTGCGCCGCGGCCACCGAGTTCGCTGCGCCACCCCGCGATGACCCGACCTAAACCGACACTGCCCACCCCGGCAGCGAACGAATGCCCAAACTCTGCACCGATCTGCTTGCCGCGCAAACCGGCCACGGCACCTTTGCCGATGACTTGGCCGATGCGGGCACCAATACGATCCAGTTTGGTGTTGGGGATGCCGGCCATAATGTCTTGGTCGGGCCGCCACCCACTTCTGAGTGCTTTCGATGCCTGCGCCGAGATGCGCGAACCAATATCTTTGCCTGCAACGTCGGCGGCTTTCCCACCGCCCTGCAAAGCCTTCTTGATACCGGCTTCAAGTTTTGAGGTTTCGGCAACGATGGACACATAGCCTGTTCCAAGTTCAGTCGCCACGGCCCATCCTTTCCATCTCTGCTTTCAGTTTCGCTTTTCGGGCCTTCAAGTCTTTGGCCGATGTGGGTGTGCTTCCGGGTGCCGCCGTCGGCTTATCAACCGGCCGTTTCACCTGTTTCGGTTTGTCGCCCTTGCCGCCGCCGCGCTGCCAGTTACCCCACTGGACGGCACTCAGCACCGCACCCAGAAAATCCAGCTCCGGGGTCCACCACCACGACTGCGGATGGGTTTTGCGATAAAACGCCGACCCGGCAGTCGGTGGCAGATGGGTGACGAAGTCGCGGAGGTCATTCCACGACAACCGCTCCCCGACATCGTCGATGGTGTAACCGGTCATGGTCATCAAATCAAAATTGATGGCCCCGCCAGACTCGTCTAGGAGTCGGTCGAGGCCACCAATTCCCCCACAGTGATTGTGGAGCCGTTCTGAATGAGTTCCGCGATCTGCTCCAACTCAAACAAGTGCAAGCCGTTGATGACGTGCAGCTCGGTCTCGTCGACGAACGGTTTAAGCAGCGACAGCACCGTTTCGATGCCCCGGTCTTGCGGAGTCAACGGTTCCCCGTCGTCGCCTTTCATGTCGTCGATGGCCGCCAGGGCTTTGTTCAGTTCTTTGAACTGCTGGCGGGACATGCAGTCGAAGCGGGGCACCGTGAACCTGACCGGGGTGCGCCCTTTCACTGGGGCACCGTTTTCGTCGAATGCGTAGTCGCCGTTGGCGTCGACCGGCAACACAATTTCGATGCGGGCCGACCGGTGATTGGCACCGATGATGGGTTTAGACATGGGGACGGACCTTCCTTGTTGTGACGTGCGGGTACGGGCCTGATGTCAGGCTGCGGTGGGTGGCAGGCCCGTCCCAAGACACCACCCACCGCAGGATTGGGTTACGACCCTGCGGACTTGCCGGCGTCGTGGATGTACTCGATGACCGCTTCGGCGTTGCCCGTGGCCGGCTTGTAGCAATCCACGGTGATCGTGTACTTGAGCAGGTCGTTGTGGACGTAGACGATTTCGCCCACCTCGACAACTGCTCCCTCTTGGATGACCAGGCGGCGGGTCTTGTTGCCGTCCACGGTCTGGACGATGAACGCCGACCGGGGAAGCTGCTTGGAGCGGTGCTCCACCTTGATGGTGCGGTTACCGGCACCGTCGACACCCAACGTAATCCCGGTTCCGAACACCGTCTCAAGGACGTCGGGATCGGTTTCCAGGAGGGAGAGTTGCAGGGATTCCGCGTAGGAGCCCTGCGTGGTCTTGACGAGGTCAGAGCCGAAGGCGTAGTGCTTTTGGATGTCGCGCTCGGTGGTGACGGTGATGCCCTCTTCGCCCAACCAGCCGTGGTCGACGAACAGAGCGTTCAGCGGCAAGGTGGCGTTGGTGGGGAGGGTGGTTCCCAGCGGTGCCCGGTAGAAAACGCCACCGGAATCCGGGCGGGTAGGCGCCCAGATGATAGATGAATCTGGCATGACAGTGTTGCCCCTTTCAGGCTTCCGGGACGGGCCTGACAGGTTGTTATTTAGTTGTTTATTCGGTTGTTATTCAGTTAGCTGCCTGGGGGAACTGACAGAATCGGGGCGGTCGACAAGCTCAAGTTGCCCTGAAATTGCCACCGCTCCATGTCGATGATTTCCGGGTGCGGAAAGTCGACAGGGCCTTGCTCGTTTGACCAGTTGCGGATCCACGCGCCCTCCACCGTGGTGGAGATCGCGTTTCGCAGCGCCGCCCTAGCCGTGGCCGTCATGTTTTCGCATGTTTCAACATCGGGGCCGAAACATTCGATGAGGATGCGTGCCACATCGGTGATCGGGGTGTCTTGGCTGCCACCGATCCGAGACACCTTGATGAACCGGATCGGGCGCTGTTTCGGCATCCGCGCCGACACCAAGGCGTATTCGCCAAAAGCGTCAGCCAGCACCGAGATCGTCACTTTGACTGCTGGCTTGGCGGTGAGATACCAGACGGTCACTGAGCGCCACCCAATGCCCGAATCAACGTGTTGTATTTGGCGTTGTGGCGGATCGTGTGCGGTGACACGGCGGCCACCGACACACGCCAGCGGCCTTGGTTGACCTGCTTGCCTGGTTGAGAAGTCATCTCGTAGGGTCGGTCGGTGCCACCGTTGCGGGTGAAGCTGCTGTTAGCGGCGTTCAACACTGTTAGGCCGATGCCTTCCAACACGTCCTGCACCGGCCCGGAGTAACGGATTGCCCGGAACCCGGCAATGTTGGGTTTGAAGCGGACCTGGGCCATTAGGACCCGTATTCGGACAGGACGCCGATAGCCCGGTACGAGATTCGGTACGGGGCCAACCGTTGCTTCAAAGCATTGGTCAGCCACGGGCCGGACGTGGTCGCTGATTCGGTGCCGACATAGACGCCAGCGGCTTCCCGCGCTGTGGAATAGCCGCTGGCGTCATAGTCTGCAACCGTGATTGACGGTTTCGTAAACACCGCTGCGACGATGGTGGCGACCACCCGAACAACCGGACCCGGAACCGGATTCAGTTCAGTGTTCAGGTAGCCGATCACCAGATCGGTGGCCTGGTCAAGCTGATTGTTGACCGCCACCGATTCGGCTGCTGTGAGTGACCGCCCGAGAGCGGCCACCACATCAGACGACGTCGCATACGCCATTACTACGAGCCCGAGTTCACCAGCGCCGACACCGGGGTCTTGTTGACACCCAGCGACGTGGCGTGCTTGCCCAACACGTAGGCGTAGCGTGCCTTGAACCGCAGGGCCACCATGTCGCGCTCGGCCAGGTTGATGCCACCGACGGTGGCCTGATCCAAGAACTTCACGGTGATGTCCTGGCGGACACCGATGCGGATGCGGGTGGAGTCGGCCACCAACGCCTGAACACCGGCGCCAGTCCATGCACCGTTACGGTTCAGGACAGTGTTGAAGCCGGCGAACTGCTCGTCACGCCACACCGGCTGACCGGTGGAGTCACGAACGTTGATGACGTCGTAGCGGAACGTCAGCGGTGCCAGCAGCACGTCGGGCTGGAAGCCCGCCGCCGCGACCTGGCGGGCCGCCTGAGTGACGCCACCCACGAGGTCAGCCGTGTTGGCTGTGCCTGTGGTGTAGGTGACGGTCTGCGAAGCCGCAGACGCCGCCGGGTACAGAGCAGCCGAAGTCCACGACGCGGGCTTGCCCACACCGAAGATGACGGCCTGGTCGAGGCGCTTGCCCATCGACTCACCGGCACGGTTGGTGATTTCCTCGAGGATGGGTGCGGTGGCATCAGCCAACACATCCTCGTGGACCGGGACGATGACGGCGAGTTCTTCGACGACCATCGTCAGATCGGCCCAGTTCACTTCGCTGGTCGGCTTGGTCTCGGTCTCCGACACCCACGAGGAGTCGGGGAGAGTGGACAGCACCGGCAGGTGGGTCAGCTTGGTGCCCAGGTTGACGGTCGGGAAGGCGCTCAGAACCGTGGACCCGGCGACAGCCGCGGCCAGGAGAGTCTGCGAGTACGCTTCCTCGATTGCTGTGGATACATCGGCGCGATTGATATCGGCCATAGTGTTACACCCCTTTCGAAAGGTGATTTTTACCGCTCAAATGGCGGTGATTGTTTTGCTTGGATCAGGATTTGCCGCGAAAATTGCGGACAACGGCGGCGGCCCTGTCTTTCGGGTCCAACCGGTTATCTGAACCGGTGGCACCAGACTTGTAGGACGTCGCCTTGGGCCGTTGAGCCTTCGCCAACTCAGACACTTCAGCCAAATAGTCTTCAGCGGAGGTTTCCAGTTCTTCAACTGTGCTGCCGCTGATCCTGTGGGCCGGCACACCTTTGGCGGATGCCACTGTGGTGCGGACTGTGTTGAAACGTTCGGATTCCAACTCTTTTTCAAGCTGGGCCATCCGTTCCGACACTTTCTGCACCTCGGTCTTGGAGGCTTCTTGCAGCTTGTCGAACTCTGCTGCTTTGGTCTTCAAGTCGGTGTAGTCGGCGTATTTGGCGCGTTCCCGGGCGATCCTGGCACTGACTCGTTTGTCGAAGTCCTCCTGGGAGGTGATTGCTTCGAATTCTGAGGCGGTGTCGGTTTCGATTTCCGGGGTTGGCTGTTCGCTCATCGGTTTTCTCCGTGTTATTTGAAGCCCCGTCGGGCTTTCCGTTATCTACTGCTGTGTCCCCGTCGGGACTCCACCCATTAACCGCTGGGTGTGGGCGTTACGTTTTGTGTGG